CATGCGCGGCAGACGCGAACCGGTGCATCGTGGCGGAGCGCATCTCCGACGATGTGTACGACCAGCTCTACACCAACGGCGACGACCCACGCGGGAACAGGTCCAGCTTCAACATGTCGCGCGACAGCTACGGCTGGTTCACCGACAAAGAGGTTCGGATCGCTGAGTACTTCGAGCGGATCCCGCGCGAGAAGCATATAGCCAAGATGACTGACGGGACCGTGCGCGAGTACGACGCTGACCTGCGCGCTACTGAGGCGCATCTCGACGAGCACGGGCTCACGTTTGAGAAGAGCGGCGTCACACGGATCGCTACGAACAAGAAGACCGGCGCCAAGATGATCCGGCGCACCACGAAGTGGCAGGTCATGTGGGCCAAGGTCGACGGCTCGAACGTGCTGGAGGGCCCGCACTTCTACGACTGGAAGCGTATCCCGGTCGTGCGCTGCCCTGGCCGCTACGTCAACATTGAGGGCCGCAAGAAGTTCCAGTCGCTGATCCGCCACTCCAAGGACGCGCAGCGCAGCTACAACTCCCGAGCCTCCGACATGATCGAGCGCTCAGCGCTCCTACCGAAGGCCCCGTACCTCGTTACTGAGGCGATGATCAAGGGCTACGAGAACGAGTGGAACCAGGCCAACGTCGCCTCGCGCCCGTACCTCCCCTACAACGTCGACAAGAACGCGGAGGGTGGGATGCCGTTCCGCACCCCACCCCTCGATCTGCCGCAGGGCGCTATGGCGCTCGCGCAGATGTCTATCCAAGATATCCAGGCCACCATCGGCTACTTTGATCCCGCGCTAGGCAACTCCGAGGACATGAACAGGGTCTCCGGGAAGGCCCTGGTGCAACACACGAAGCGCTCTGACCTAGGTAGCTTCGAGTTCATTGACGGCTTCAACTCCGCGCTCCAGCTGACGTGGGAGATGATGGTCGACATGATACCGACGGTGTACGACTCCGAGCGGGTCGAGCGCATCATCGGTCACGACGGTGTCGAGAAGATGGTCGAGATCAACAAAGAGCACGGGCTGACCGGCGACATCATCAACGACCTCTCGAAGGGGTCCTACGACGTCGAGGTTACCATCGGCCCATCCTTCCAGTCCGCGCGCCAGGAGGCGCTCGACACGCTGATCTCGTTCGCTGAGGCGATGCCGAACAACGCGCCGATGATCGCGGACCTGATCGCTAAGAACATCGACTCGCCGGACGCGCAGGAGATGGCGAACCGGCTACGGATACCTCTGATACAGCAGGGCATAGTTCAGCCCACAGAGAAAGAGAAGCAGGCCGGTATCCCGCAGAAGTCCCCACAGCAGCAACAGCAGGAGCAGCAGCAGCAGCTAGAGCAGCAGCTGCTCCAGGGCAAGGTCCAGAAGATGGGGGCCGACGCGCAGATCGCGCAGTCGCGTGCTCAGGCCAGCCCGATGGAGCAGCAGAAGATTCAGTTTGAAACCGCCGGCAAGCACCTGGCGAACATCAAGCTCGCGCACGAGATAGGCGCTGACCAGAAACAGCAGCAGACCGACATGCAGTCCGCGCAGATGGATCTCGCCGCTAAGCACGTAGGTAACCTGCAGGATCTTACGCACGCGGCTCAACAGCATCAGCAGGATCAGATTACTGCGCACCATGCAGCGGTAAACGATGCCGCCCGCGCGCACTTCCAGGCGACCGTTGATAGTGACGCCGCTCAGCAGAAGCACGAGACCGAGATGCAACGCGCCGCCCGCGCGCACGAGGCCGAGATGCAGCGCACGCAGCAGAAGCACGCGCTGAATATGAAGCACCAGCAGGAGTTGAACGAGCAGAAGGTCGCCGCCGCGAAGGCGCTAGCCGCTGCTAAACCGAAGAAGCCCAAGAAGGCTACTTAGTTTTTGATCTGTGTGAGAACCGCCCCGCTGCAGCGTATCGCAGTGTAATAGGAGATCAGTATGGGTTTCAGTAGAGAAGATTTAGATAAATATGAAAAGCAAACGCAGAAGCAGGTTGACGACAAGGTCAACCCCTTCCGCGGGGCCACCCCCGCCCGCGCCGCTGACGCCGCCGCCGTAGCTGCGGTCGCCGCGGGCCAGGTTGATGCCACTCCGGGAGGCAGCGCCGCAGCAGCGGCCTCGGACCCGCTCGTTGACGACGACTCCCTTGTTGTCGATGAGGATGGGACACTCGGCGACCAGACCGACTCTGGTGAAGGGGCTTCGGACGAAAACGCGGAATCGTCCACCGCCGACGTCGAACTCAGCGATGACACAGACCCCAACAAGGACCTAACCGGCGAGCAAGAGGAAGAAGAGGCTCCTCCCGCGCGGCCGGCCCCGAAGAAGGGATCTGCTGAGGAACGCATAGTAGAGCTGAATGATCTGCTCGAAGGCACGAAGATATTTGGCAAGCACATGCAGGGCCAGCTGAAGGATGCTTTAGCTGAGCTGGAGCGGCTCAAGGCCGGCGGTAAACCTACCGCCGCACAGACCGCCACCGCATCTGCACCTCCCGCTGTAGAAGACGAGCCGATGCCCGACCTGTCGGACCCGGACATCGCCTTCGACAACGACAAGTATCGAGCCAAGATGCAGAAGTGGTCACGAGATCAGGCGAAGATCGCCGCACGCGATTTGATCAACGAGATGAACGGAAAGAACGAGGCCGCACAGCGCCGCTCCGAAGTCGAAGCTAAGATCAAAGAGTTTGCGAAGGTCACGCCAGATTACGAGGCGGTAGTCACCAAGAACCCGGTACTAGCTCAGAACCAGCTCGCGTTCGATGCTGGTGCCGCCGTCGCTCAGTCCGAGTACACGGCCCAGCTGCTGTATAAGTTCGGGAAGGATACCGCTCTCGCCATCAGGACGGCGAAGCAGTCACCAGCCCAGCAGCTTATCACAGTCGGGAAGATGATCGCAGAGATTGAGATCGAGAACCGCTCAAAAAAGAACGGCTCTAAGCCCAATGCGCAACTAGGGCAAAAGAAGTCCATCACTCAGGCGCCTCCTCCTCCGCGTGCCACGACGGCTGGCGGGCGTGCAGGCGAGCGAGACATCGTCGACCCTAACATGTCGATGGAAGAGTTCGCTCGCAGGCACAGAGGAAGCAAACAGTCAGCACGCGAGATAGCCCGAAAGGGTCGCGGTCTGAACTAAAAATAAAGTCGGAAAGGAATAATGGCTAACTCACTAATCACAGCTCAATGGGTCGCACGCAAGGCACTGGTCTTGTTGCACGCCAAGAGCAACTTCACGGGTCGCACGAACCGTGACTACCAGAGCTTGCTGCCCGGCCCCATCAACGGGGTCATCTTGGGTCAACAGCTCTCGATCCGTCTGCCGTTCCAGTACACTCTGCGTACTGGCCCGCAGATGAACGCACAGAACTCGGTACAGCGCTTCGCCACCCTGCTGGTCAACCAACAGCTAGGCGTCGACATCAACTTCACTTCGGTGGAGCGCGCTATGTTGCTGAATAACTTCGAGGAGCAAGTGCTCGAACCTGCTATGGCGCGTCTCGCGGCCGGCATCGAGAACTTCACCACGGGCCAAGTCAACAACGTCCCGAAGTTCACGGGCGCCTTCAACACCACCGCTACCTACGATCAGTTGCTGCAGAATGAGCAGTACCTGACGGAAGCGCTGGCCCCTGAAGATGACCGTCGCACCTTCACCGCGACCCCGCAAACCTCGCGCTACTTCGTGCGTGACAACAAGGGCCTCTTCAATCCAGAGTCCACAATCTCTGACCAATGGTTAGAGGGCGTGATCGCGGACAAGGCCGCTGGCTACGTCTGCTTCCGTAACACGAAGCTCCCGACGCACGTCATCGGAACCTTCAGCACCACCGCGGCCCCGGCCGTCAACGGTGCCGGTCAATCGAACCCTGGCGCGGGCAACGCGTTCGTTTCCACCTTCACACTGAACACCAACGGCTGGGCTTCGGGTCTCACGACCTTGAACGCAGGCGACGTGATCAGCATTGCCGGTGTGAACGAGGTTGATCCCGAGACGAAGGCGTCCCTGGGCCGACCCAAGCAGTTCGTTGTTACTGCAACCATCAGCGATACCGCTGGCGCGATCTCTATCCCGATTGCTCCTGGTATCATCACTGGCGGTGCGTACCAGAACGTGGACAACGTTCCGGCCGCTGGCGCTCTCATCAGCGTCTTCGGTCAGAGCGGCGCTGCCGCGATTGCCGCGCTCAACGGCGCGCTGATCAAGCAGTCCCTCGGCTGGTACCGTGACGCGATTGTGTTTGCGAACCCCCCGATGCTCGACCTCAGCCCCCTCGTCAAGATGACGGCTGCGGAATCGTTCGAAGGGTACAACATACGCTTCGCTCAACAGTGGGACCCGTCTAACGACGTGCTCCCGGCTCGTCTCGACTCGATTGTCGGCGCCGTGCTCGCTTATCCCGAGCTGGCTGTCCGTAACATCGAAGTCGCGTCGGCTGCCTAACCCATAGGAATATAGAAAATGAGTAACATTCAAGTTGGATATGGGCACGGCGATGTGGTTGGAATTCCTTTCGACTTCTACGCAGGCGCGACCCTGGTGACAGGGTCCACGATCACGATGCAGACGGGCCAGTTGGTACTCAACCCAACCGGCGCGATCTCGCTGACGATCAACCTGCCGCTGAACCCCGTCGACGGGTGCTGCGCGGAGATCAGTGCGACGAACACGATCACCGTAACGGCGCTCAACGCGAACACCGGAGACGTGATCGTTAACGGCGTCCTTGGCGCAGTAACGGCGATTACGCCCGCTGCGTTGGGTACTGCCGGTAGCGCTTCCGCCACCGTCAAGTTTAAGTACACCCTGAACGGCTTCCAGCCGGCATCAGGCGCGGCCGTGAATCCGCGTACTTGGATCCGCGTTCAATAAAAAGAAATAGCGCCGCCGCCCTCACCCGGTAGGTGCTTTAGGTGAATGTCCACCTTTAAGACAGACATGACAGCTCGGAAAGACGGCACCGAATTCAACAGAGAGGCGACGTGGCTCAGACCAACCAGCAGATCATCACCGAATCTTTCCAGATTATTGGCGTCGTACGCGAGGGTAGGCAGCCTACCCCCACGCAGTCCGCCAACGGGAT